CACAGGAGATGCTACTTCTGTTTTACAACCTTATTTAACACTAATTTATATAATTAAAACTTAAACTTATGTCTAATTACACAGGTACACGTTATAATTTTTCAGGTGCATTTATGACTGGAATTCAAGGAGTTAATACTGGAATAGTAATTCCTTGGGGATCAGCGTCTGTTCCATCTGGTTTTTTAGAATGTAATGGTCAAGCTGTTTCAAGATCAACTTATGCGGCATTGTTTGCAGTTATTGGTACGACTTATGGAGCAGGAGATGGTTCTACAACATTTTTAGTTCCAGACCTACAAGATAAAACAGTATTAAGTAAATCAAACACTAAAGCGTTAGCTTCAACGGGTGGGGCCAATACAGTCGCTCCAACGGGTAATGTTGGCGGTTCAGCAGGAAATACTACATTAACTACACCTGAAATTGCAGCACATACTCACTCTGTTCAAGTTGGAACAGGTAGTCAACTTGGTTCAAATTCTCAAGCTCAAAACATGAACACAGGTTCTACAGGTGGAGGCCAATCTCATACTCACAATTTATCAGCTAATTACACAGGAGATGCTACTTCTGTTTTACAACCTTATTTAACACTAATTTATATAATTAAAACTTAAACTTATGTCTAATTACGAAGCTACAAGATACGATATAGATGGTCAATTTTTAACCGGGATTGAAGGTTTAAACACTGGACTTATAGTGCCTTGGAGTTATTCTTCCATACCTAGTGGTTTTTTAGAATGCGATGGAACTGCTGTTTCAAGATCAACTTATGCAGCATTGTTTGCTGTTATTGGTACAACTTATGGTTCAGGAAATGGATCAACTACTTTTAATGTTCCTGATTTAAAAGATAAATTAACTTTAAGTAAATCAAATAACAAAGCCTTAGCTTCAACAGGTGGGGCTAATACTGTAACTAATACTGGAAATATTGGTGGTAGTTTAGCTAATACTACTTTAACAACAGCACAATTACCTTCACATACACATACTCACGCAAATATTGTAGGTACTTCTGGTGAACAAGGTGATGGTAGTTCTAGAAACGGTAATTCAGGGGCTACCTCTGGTTCCGCAGGAGGTGGAGGAGCACATAGTCATAATTTATCCGCTAATTTTACAGGAGACGCAACCTCTGTTTTACAACCTTACTTAACTTTGATATATATAATTAAAACATAAAAATTATGAAAAAAGGAAAATGGACTATAGTTCCAATTGATAAAAAAATTATAAAACAATACGGAGATGGTGCTAGTATTGGTTATGATATATTAAATAATGATTTTTGGACAAATAATATTCAACAAGATATTCATGCTATTCAATATACTGGAGATTCAAATGATTTTAATCAAGTAGAATATAATGATGGAAAAGATAATGATTTATTTACTGGAAACATAAAAATTTTTGCTGATGAATGGGATAAAGAACATTTAAAACAACTACAATATGATTGGGACAACAATTTTATTTATGAAACCGTTCCTAATCCAACTCCAACTCCAGAAGAACCTGGAAATTTTAAATCTGTTAAAATTGAAGAAACAGTTGAACAGAAAACAAATAGAATTGGACCTAGAATATCTACATACAGCTCAGAAGACATTTATTAATTTTTTATGGAAAAAAAATCCAATTTAGATAATTTTATTGGTATTTATGATGGGTATCTTTTAAAAGATACTTGTAATGAAATGATTTCTTTTTATGAAAATAAAAATAAATTTAATAAATCATTTTCTAGATTACAAAGCGAAAATGCTGGTTTGTTTGAAAAAAAAGATCAAACTGTAGCCTTAAATCCAGAAAATATAGAAGATTGGTTTACAAATTTTAAAATATTATTTGTTAATTTTGACATAGCTTTAAGACATTACTTAGTTAATACAGGGCTAGAAGATCTTTATAAGGGTCAGTCATTTAAATATACTGGATTTAGATTACAAAAAACTATTCCAAGCGGAGGTTATCATGTTTGGCATGTAGAACATTATGACAAAGAACCAAACAGAGTGCTGGCATTTTCTATTTATTTAAATGATGTAAATGAAGGAGGGGAAACAGAATTTTTACATCAGTCTGTTAGAGTTTCCCCAGTTCAAGGAAGAATAGTAATTTGGCCTGCGGCATTTCCTTATGTTCATAGAGGAAACCCACCTTTAAAAGGCGAAAAATATATATTAACTTCTTGGGTTATTGTTTAAATAATTTTTTATTTTCTCTATTTGATTTTTATCAATTCTTTTATCATTTGGGTTTTTTAAATATCTTTCAATAGTAATAGAATCAGGTACCCATTCTTCCTTGTTAATTGTTATAGAACTTCTTTTTGGATCTGTTTTGTAAAATACAGTATATTTTCCTAAATAAGGTTTTAGTAATTCATCCCACCAATTAGGTTCTTTAATTGTATAATGTGCATTTTTTCCATTAGGTAAAATTTGAGTTGCGGGGTAACAAGTAATAGTAAAAATTACATTATTTCCATAATTAAATATGTCTTCAATAGTTTCCTTTAATTTATTTTCTTCTATGTGTTCAAGAACATCAATACATAATATTAAATCAAATAGTCCTTGTGGTTTATTTGAAAACTCTTCAACTGCTGGATCAAACTTTGTAATTCTAAGATGTTTTAAATCTTTAAATAAAAGTTTATGAAAATGTGCTTTTCCACACCCATAATCTAAAATTGTATTCACATTTTTATTTTTTATATTTTCAAAAATAGCTTCTTTATGTTCTGGAATTGCTTCTCCAATCCAATTATCTTTGTTTAATTTATGAAATAGTTTTGCTTGTTCTAAAGATTCAAATGTCATTTTTATCTTTTAGTTCTTTTAATAGTTTATTTTTTTTCCAGTCTGGACTTTCAATAATATTAGTTACTAAACAATATCTTGTTTTAGCATCTGTTTCTATTTTATTGACTCCATGTAGTACATGAGGTGGAAATATATAGTAATGACCTTTTTTAGGAACAATAGTTATTTTAAGTTCTGGAAGAATTAATGAGGCACCCTCTGTTAAATATAAAATTAAATGATGATCTTTATGAGTATGCATTGCAACACTATCTCCTTTTTTAATTTCATTACCCCATGAATCAAAACTTATGTTTTTATTATACCAATTTTCTTTACTAAAGAATGGATTTGAAGTTTGATGTTTTTGTACAACATAATCTATAAATCTTGTAAACTCTGGTTTATTATTGAAAAATCCCCATGGAGTTTTACCTCCATAAACATTAGTTATTTCTGAAGTATCTAAATTTTGAGAAATCATAATACACATATTATGCATATCAACTACATTATCATAAACACCGTGAGATATTTGAACAGTTCTTGGATAAGTAACTATCAAACTATGGGAGTAATTTTCTTCTTTTTTTATTTCATCTAAAATTATCATATCTTTATATTTACCATTGTTTAAAATAATTTCAAGTTTTACAAAAATTCACTAATTGGTTTAATTTTAATTTTAAGTTTCCTTGTTTTAATTAAAAATTTATAAGATAGTTCATTAAATCTACTTAAAAAATTAACATCAGCATAATTATTTACCCTATACATTTCTATACCATCATAACCAATTTCTTTAGCTATTTTTAACCTATAATGTCCTGAATGAATTTCATCCTTCATAATAACACCTGGAAAATATAATCCAAAATTAATCATATCTTTTTTTATTTTTTCATAATGATTATTTTTCCATTTCCAATTTTTATTTTTACTTAACTTATCTTCTGTGACAGATGTTAAAAAATTAGGGAACCAAATTATTTTTGCTTTCATAATTTTCATATTTATAAAAACCAAGTTACAATTGAATATCTAGTACCTTCTGTCACCGGAAGAATAGAATGAGGATACATAAAATTTGATGGAAACATAATTACTGATCTTTTTTTTAAAGAATAAATTAGTTTATTTTTAAAAAAACTAAATTGTCCTCCTTTAAAATCATCATTTAATATAAAAGAACAAGATATTGTTCTAGGTATAGCAGAAAAAGAATCGCAATGTTCAGTATAAAAA